TATGCTTCTCTGTCTGTGTTACGTATGTTTATGAAACATCCTAATGCTAAGTATCATGTCCTTTTCGGTTTGTTACTCCCATTGTTTGTGGAGAATCGTTTTGGTTTGGTAACTTGCTTTCTTGGATATTTGTATTTCCTTTATGTTATTTTCATGTCTTATGTATATGTTATTGAATTAAATGTAGCACAACAAAAACAATCCGCATGGTTATCGGCTAAACATTATGCCAAGCGCACCGCCCAAATTTTGGGAACTGGTGTTGCTGTTGGTGTTATATATGAAATGGCCCAAACCTATCGAAATACTCGTGGTCTTCGTCAATTGATGGAGCAGAGTTACCTTTCCCCTACTGATGAGGAAATCAAGAAAATTGATGCCAATGATGTTACCCAGGAGATTGCTGAAGAGCATAACTGGGCTACCGTTGTTACCAAACCTCTTCCTTCATCAACCCAATCCAAAACAATTACAGAGGATGACCTTGTTGCATTATGTGCACGAAATACTGCCTGTGTATTGGATGAGGGAAAACTTGTCACAAATATGTTTTTTATCAAATCTAATGTTGCTTTGATTCCCACGCACACAATTAAGCGTTGGGCTGATAAGTTATGTGTTATTGTACGTAATGATGTCACCACTGTAGGTGGCAATTTTCATTGTTTTTTGTCTTATCAACATAGTGCACAAATTCCTTCTACTGATTTAAGTTTAGTGTGGGTCCCCAATGGTGGGGATTGGAAGGATTTAACCAAATATTTTCCTTTAACACATTTTAAAGAGAACTTTGGAGTTCGTGTCTGTACTCGTGAGATTACCGGTGTTGTTAAGCACTACCGTTCTTACGCTAAATATGCAGACTTCAATCAACTTGTTTCTTGCTATGCCGCGGGACATTCTTATCAAATAGAAAGTTTTGCTGGTATGTGCGGGGCACCTGTTGTAGCTCAAAAGATTGCTCCTATGATTGTTGGTTGCCATGTTGCTGGTATCAGTGGAAAGAGTGGCTTTGCTCCGTGCATTGCCCAGTCTGACATTGAGTATGCTTTGGAAGTTCTGAGTGAACGACCTAGTGTATTACTTGCGCATAGTACTGGCACAGTTCCTGAAACGTTATTCGGAAAGCGTATCCTTGATGAACAATCCGTGCATTACAAGAGCCCAGTAAATAAACTGGAAATTGGTGAGACAACTCCTAACATGGAGGTGTATGGAACCTGTAGTGGACGAGCAACGTACTATTCTAAAGTCGTTCCTTCCCTCATTTCTTCTGCTGTAACTGCTGTGTGCGGTGTAGCTCAGAAATGGGGTAAACCCAAGTTCGGAAAAGGCAATCCTTGGTTGGAATCCCTAAAGTACTCAAGTCAACCCTCTCGTGGTATTGAACCATCTTTGATGGATCAAGCCGTGAATGATTACTTGAAACCCCTGCATCAATTGTTGACTGATCGCGCTTCTCTTAAGGCAGAGATCACACCGTTGACCAAAATGCAAACAATCTGTGGTATTGATGGTCGTAAGTTTATTGATAAAATGCCGCCTAACACCTCTGTTGGACATCCCTTGTCT